TGATGCTTCAGCAAGAACTGGTACAGCTAAACAGTATGCTATCAATCAGGCCGCAGGACGTTTGGAGTCGAAGAGGACTCTTAAAAATGAAGCCTATGCGAAGCTGTATGAAGTAATGTTTAAGTTTTGGCTTGCTTTTTCTGATAGTCCTAGTGAGATTAGTTCTGTTGATAAAGACGGACAGCCTACTCATGATCAGCTTGATAGAAAAGAGTTTTTAAGAATTGATGCGGCTGGTGAGTTCTATTGGAATGATGAATTTATTTTCGAGACAGATCCTACTTCAACATTGATGCAGAATCGTGAGGCAATGTGGAGTCAGACAGATCTCAAATTACAATCCGGTGCTTTTGGTCCTGTTGGTGATCTTGAAACATCTAAAACATATTGGACCATGATGAAGGCAAACGGATATCCTAATGCGAGTGTTGTTTTGGCGATTATTGAAGAACGACTACAGGAGCAGAAAGATATTCAAGCTCAGATGGCACAGATGCAACAGCCGGAAGTAGGACTCCCGGAAGGAGGAACAGGAAATGAACTGCCCGTATTGTAATGTAATTGCAAGAATAGATCATAGAGCTGATGTTATTAAGAAAAATGAAGATGGCCTCAAGATATATACCAGAATATTTTATAAGTGCAGGACTAGCAGTTGCCCTAATTATAACAAGGTATTTACATCTGAAGATATTCCATCCGAAAGTCAGTTGTTGATTGAAGAACCGGAGGTACAGGACGAGTAATCGTTCTTTTTTTATACCTAATTTTCGCACCGACAGCGTAAACATGGAAAGAGAGGAAAACTGAATATGAATAAAAAAGACCTTTTAGCTATGAATCTTCAGTTCTTTGCTGATGATGATTATAGCGCAGACGTAAACGAGGCTGAAACCGTCGAACAGCCAGAGGCAGAAGAAGCAGAAGCAGAGACACAGGAAACAGAAAGCGATAATGAAGAGGAACCCGCTGAACCTCAGTTCCAGAGTGACAAAGCTAATGCGGCTTTCGCAAATATGCGAAGGGAACTTGAAGCATACAGAAAACAGCAACAGGAGCTTGATAGTATGTATGCTCAGAACTACGGGCATTTAGTAAACCCTGAAACACAGCAGCCTATTAGGGGTGCAAGGGATTACTACGAAGCTTTAGCCGCCCAGGAGAGAGTAAATGCAAGAATGCAGATGCAGCAGAACGGCATTGATCCTAGCGTCATTGATAATATGATTGCTAATTCTCCGGCAGTTCGCCAGGCTAAGGAAGCAACCGCTGAACTAAATAACATAAGAGCACAGCAGATGATGGAAGCTGATTTTAATGATGTTCTGAGAATTGATAAGTCAAAGACTTCTAAAGAGGACATTATTGCAGATCCTTCATATACAGCCGTAGTTGATTATGTTTCTACTCATCCCGGTACGAGATTTAGTGAGGCATATAGAATCGTAAACTTTGACAGGCTTTCAAGTTCAAATACAGCCGCCGCTAGACAGTCTGTAGTAAATCAGATTAAAGGACAGGGGCATTTAACTAATGGAACTGGGGTAACAGCAACGGATCCGGGCGAAGATATTCCAGCAGCAATGATTGAGAATTTCAAAGAGAGATTCCCTGATAAATCATTGAAGGAACTGAAAGCGCTATATAATCGTGTGATTCATTCACAGAAAGGGTAAATTATGGCAGTTATAGTAAGAGATAATACAAAAAATGGCGATCAGTGGAATGAGTGGGCTACCATTCTTGACGCAAAGATTTATGACGCAGATGCGCAGCAGAACAAGTATGATGATCTTGTTAAGGCTATTACAGTAGAGAAGAAGTCTAAGAGATGGGGCGAGAGGTCCACAGTAATGGGCGGTCTTGGTGACTATGATATCAAGAACGAGGGTGCTGACGCAGCAGAAGATACATACAATGAGGGCTACTCAAAGTTTGTTGCTCACAATACATTCTCTAAGAGCGTAGTGATCACAAAGGAAATGAGAGACGACAACCAGTGGGATGATGCAGAGACTAAGGCTATTAACTTGGTTCAGGCTTCCAAGAGAACAAGAGCTAAGTTCGTAACAGCCGCACTTGCTGCTTCTGTTGGATCTACTACTACAATGACATTCGGTGGAAAGTCAGGGCTTGATATTGCTTGTGCTGATTCACTTGCACTTTTCAATTCTGCTCATCCTCTGAAGAATGCAGGAACAGGCGTTACACAGGCTAACCACTTCTCTAACGTACTCGGCAGCACAACTGAAGTTCTTAATAAGGTTGCTAATGCAATGAGAAACTTCAAGGATGATCGCGGAGAAGTACTTGGATATACAGCAGATACAATTATTGTTCCTGGTAATGATCCAGAGTACGAAGATTTCATTAAGAGAGTAATCGGTTCTGATGGTGAGGTTGGCAGCAACCACAACGATATCAATACTCAGCGTGGACGTTGGAAGATCGTAGTTAATCCTCTTTGGACTCCTACAATCTCAGCTACAAATCATCCTCTTATCGTCATGAGTTCAGAAGCGCTCAAGGAGCTTCAGGGTACTAAGTTCTATCAGAGAACACCTCTTGATATTGAGAATGAGATCAAGGTTGAGTCAAGGAACCTGGTTTACAACGGATTCGAGAGATATTCTCTTGCATTCACTAACTGGCGTCATGTTGCACTTATCGGTTCATCTGATGCTGATGCAGTTGCACTTTCTTGATTGTTGCTTGATTTATTGGGGGCGGTTAATTCCGTCCCCTTTTAAATAGGAGAAATAAAATGATAAAAGTTGGAGATAGACTTACGATTGACAATCAGCTTGTAGAGGTTACTTTTGTCATGAACGAAAAAACCTATGCTTATAGGCCAGTTAAGGATGTTGTCATAAGTAAGGATGAAGTAGTTGATACACCTAAGAAACGCGGCAGGAGACCGAAAGAATGACCACCTGGAAAGATATAAAATATGCAACTTTACAGAAAATGTTTTCTATTACTGGTTCTCAGACAAATATTCCTACAGATATGTCAACAATGGAATATGTCAATGCTATGCCACAGGCTTGTAATGAAGCATTACAGCTTTTGTCTACGGCAGGGAAATTCATAATCAAGGAATTTCAGTATGCTAATTTTCCTTACGAAAATATGCTTGGAAAAGATTTGTTTAAGGCATATTCGATAGTGAATGATACGCTTTCATTTGCTGTTGATGGGGCATTATCTTTTTACTTCCAGATTTTAGGCCATCCAACATCATGCAAACTTTATGTTGGAGATAAGGAAGTTAAGAACTTTTTCCCTGAATATGAGCTGCCAGAAGCAGAAAGAGGGGATATTGATTATAAGTCCTTCAGAGTCATGAAGGGTAATATTCCTTATCCTGAGTGGGGCGAAGATGAAGAGCCTAGCAATAATGTAAGGCTTGTTGTTGAGGCATGGACGCCTGTTACTTTATTGAATGTATGTTTTTATGAAAGCCCTTTTGAAAGTGATAAAGATGTTCCTCCTTATGAGAAATATATAAGAATAAAAATGAATGAGGCTGTGGATGATTTTTACCAGTTAGCACCGGCTGAACTTTATGATCTTGGTGTTAATGGCAGCCAGTATATTGTTGCTAATAGATATTTTCAAGAGGCAGATAAAACACTTGTGATTGAGCGTAGCAAGCCCGGAATATACATTATTCATTATAGGGCTTATCCTCAGCAGATTACGCTTGAAACACCGGATGATACAGAACTTACACTTGATCCTGATGTAGCTGTCCTTATTCCTTCATACATTGCATCAGAATTGTATAAGGATGATGATGTAAGTTTGGCGCAAATTTATAGAAATGAATTTGAGGTAGGGCGTGAGGCATTAAGCCAGAGCGCGATAGTTCCTAAACGAGAAAAATTTGTTCCTTCTAGTGGGTGGGCATAAATATGGCAATTCAGTTTAACATTCCTGCAAGTCCAACTAAACATGTATATACGTCTGATAAGTTTTTGGGTGCTGATTTTACATCTGAGGCGTCAAACGTTGATAATACAAAAAGCCCTAATGTAGTTAATATGATCAGGTCTGTTCCTGGCAAAATTCGTAAAAGAATGGGCTATAAAGAAATAATAGATTACGGCGTGCCTATTTATGGTGTTCACCATTTAACGATTACTGATGTTTGGCTTGTTCATGCCGGAACTAAATTGTATTCATTTACAGCGGCTAAAGGCAGGAAATGGGTTAGGGACCATATAGACAAGGATCATATTGTTGATGATAGTGGAAATCATATTATCTTTTTGACCGGTGACATTGAGGACACTCTTGTATATGAGGGCATGGCTGAGCATAGATCTGTTAGTTTTCAGCTTAACCAAAAGCTTGTTATTTTGGACGGACAAAAAATAAAGATTTTTGACGGCGAAACAGTACAGAATATTGAAGATGTTGCATATATTCCGACTTTGACTATATCAAAAGATCCTGATGGTGGTGGAAAAGATAATAAGCCATTGAATTTACTGCAGCCTGCTTTTATTGAGGAGTTTTATGTAGCTTGGACTAGGGCAGATCCCAATTATAATCCTGCAACAGTAAAGAATTTTCAGCTTACATTTGGAGATTTGGATGATACTGAGGTCCTTGCTTGGGTAATGGATTCAAACGGAGAATTTCAGCGCAAGAATGAAGGAACAGATTTTACAGTTAATAGAGCTACTGGGGTAGTTACTTTTGTCAACGCTCCTGGTAAGTCACCGATCGAAGGCCATGACAATGTAAGAATACAAGCTTATCGAACAGTTGAAGGGTATGCTGATAGAATCAATCATTGTACTATAGGTGCTTTGTTTGGGGTTAATGGTGCTAATGATAGATTGTTTGTATCAGGTAACCCGGATCAGGGTATTGATGAAGATGGCAAACTATTCACATACATAAATTGCGACTGGTTTTCACAGCGGTATGATCCTACTTATTTTGCAGATGTTTGGTATTCAAAGCTTGGTTCAGATACTTCTGCAATTATGGGTTATTCAATTATCAATAACTATCTTGCAGCTCATAAGGACTTCAACGAAACGTCACAATCTATTCTTATTCGCGAAGGCGATTTAATAGAGGACGAGCCAGTATTTAAGTTAATAAATACGCTTCAGGGATCCGGTGCTATTAGTAAGTACTGTTTTAATTACCTTGCAACAGAACCGGTATTCTTGTCTAGGCTTGGTATTTATGCAGTTACAGCGCAAGATATTACCGGTGAAAAATATGCTCAGGATAGGAGCTATTACCTTGAAGGTAAACTGCTCAAAGAAGAAAATCTGAAAGATGCTTTTGCGTATTCTTGGCGAGATTTTTATATTTTGTGTGTGAATAGCCATTGTTATATTCTTGATGGATTACAGCCGCTTCATACTGATAAATCAAGACCTTATTCAACAAGGCAGTATGCAGGATTCTATTTTACTAATATTCCAGCGTCATGCTTCTTTGAGGTTGGTAATGAATTATTGTTTGGTAGCTCTGATGGTAAGATTTACAAGTTCTACACTGATGATAAAGAAATCTTGTCTTATAGCGATAATGGCGAGCCGATTAGTGCGGTATGGGAAACGGTAGATATATCTGAGGATAAATTCTATAAGAATAAAACCTATAGATATGTGGCTGTAAGATGTATGCCAGAAATAGTTTCTTCATTGAAAATTGAAGCGCAGAAAAATGGTCTATGGCAGCAAGTTAAACTTGATGAAACAACTTTCAAATATTTTTCGTTTTCTCATATTATTTTTTCAAAGTTTTCGTTCTCAACTAACGGAACTCAGCGGGTTTCAGCTAGCAAAATGAGAATTAAAAAAGTTGACCATATCAGATTCAGATTTAGTAATGATCGTCTGAATGAGCCACTTGGAATAAATGATTTTGCTGTAGAGTACGTTCAGAACAGCAATATTAAATAAGGAGGAAGTATGTCCTACAAAAAAGTAACTGAAGCAGATAGAGTCGGTAAGGGCGTTAGTGGGCTACCTGATGTTCCACAGCTAACTACTGGTGATATGCAGGCTAAATTAGATGAGCTTGGAAATCTTAGCATAGATGCGCTCAATAATTTAATTGATGAGCTTGAGTCAGCAAAAGGCGCTGATTCCTTGGGGGCTAAAGTTCCTGCTGGAATAACTGCAGAACCTAATGTTGGAAGCATTCTTGTTGCTTATGGTTTGCTGTTGAATAACTTGGGAAGTAAAGCTCATGAACACTCAAATAGTGATGTGTTGAATAGTATTACTTCATTGGTTAAACAGGAATATGACAGAGTAGCAAGTATCTTGAATGCTGTTAACTCTTTTGATAATGGTGTCATTGATGATGCAGGATCTATTCCGACAGGTCATGCTATAGTTAGCTATGTATCTCGTCTTGGTGGCGGTGATATGCTTAAAGCCACATATGACGCTAACAATGATGGAATAGTTGATAATGCAAGTGCGGTGCAGGGACATACTGTAACTGATGATTCCGGTGCAGTGATTCAGCCTAATGCCAATAATGAGACTCAACTTCTTACAGCCAGTGCTCTTAATGCTATATATTCAGGTCTTGTTGACGATATAAACGCAAGGATTCCTATTAATAATATAGAACAGACACTATCTGAGTCGGATGAAAAAGTACCTTCTAGTGCGCTTGTTAATTCTCTGAATGATAATTTAAGCAGAAGAATAAATGATCTTTTTGATGCTGCTGTTCGTATGACGGATAGTTTTACTGTAAAGGCCGGAGAAGCAGCTCATGCGGTACAGTTAAGGTCAAATAAAGTATATGCTATTTTTGTATCGTGCCATAAGTTAACTGCTAATGGAAATCCAGGTGCTATTGCTGGTGGAATTGGTCTAGTATTACGTTATATGGATAAATATGAGGTTATTGCAAGTAGAGTATCTACCTGGAAAGACAATATTGTTGGCGCTTCTCTTATTGCTCCAAACAATAATATAGTTTTTGCGAATGATATCCCTAATAGGGTTGTAAAAATATCTGCTAAAGCTGGCTATATTGTTACTGGAACAGCTGTAGAAATCTCATTGTAAA